CAAATGCGTCACAACCTCTGCAATGGCCCAGAAGTGATGTATGGGTTGATGACTCGTTATTAAGTAGTGATTCAATCCCTAGAGAGCTTGAGTACGCACAGTATGCGTTAGCTCTAATTGCTAAAGACCACGACTTGCAGCCAAACATATTACCTAACCAACAAGGCGCGGTTATTAGAGAGCGCGTTGAGGGTGTTGTTGAGGTTGAATACAGTCAAAACAATCAAGCGAGCTTTGTGCCTGCTTTTGCAAAGCCAGAAGCGCTATTAAAACCGCTTTATAAAAACGAAGGCTTGCGCCTCATCCGATAATGACAATCTACGATAGAGCAAAAGACAACACGCTTAAATTACTAAGCGAGTACGGGCAGGTATTAACGCTTGTTAAGCCTGTTGTTGATAGTTTTGATCCGGTTGAAGGTGAAATAACTGAGTCAGAACCAGAAACACTAACCGTAAATGGCGTGATTAAAAGTTATTCAGATAGTGTTATTGACGGCACTACAATATTAAAAAGCGACAAGCAGCTAATTATTCCGGCGGTAAGTGGCGGCGTTGGCTTATACGAAAAAGCAATTGTAGCTGGTGAAGAATATACGATTATTCCGCCTGTTAAGACAGTTGACCCGGCTGGTGTAGCAATCAGTCATACATTGCAGCTTAGAAAATGAGTTTTGCAAAAGATTTAAATGCGTTCAACGCCAAGTTTAAAGATAAAACCGATGACTTTATAACGGGTGTGGAGATCGCAATATCCAATGAAGTTATCGAGAGAACGCCGGTTGATACAGGTAGGGCTAGGGCTAACTGGTTTCCAAGCGTAAACAGGCCATCATTAAGTAAAACAGAGCAGCAAGACAAAGGCGGCGCAAAAGCTAAACGCCGTGTTTTCTCTCTAGCAAGACCAAAAAAAGGCAGAAAATACTATTTGGTTAATAATCTGCCATATATTGAGGTGCTTGAGTACGGCAGCTCAAAACAAGCACCAAGCGGCATGGTAAGAATCACTGTTGCACGCTTCAAGAAAATCATCAACGAGCAATTACGCAGGGTTAAATAATGTTTAGCGAAATTAACAAGGTGTTAGACGGATTATTAAGCGTCTATGCCGAAGCTAACGCTGTGCCTGTCTCGTGGGAAAACTTCAATTATCAGCCGATAGCAGGTCAAACGTATTTACTAGCCTATAACCTGCCTTCTGATACGTCAGGAATAGGTTTAGCAGGTAATAGCGCTAATGAACATTTAGGCGTTTATCAAATAGACATTAATGCACCAATAAATAAAGGCAAGAAAGAAGCGTTAGATATGCTTGATTCGCTTGCAGGCGTTTATTCTCGCGGCGTTCACACTTATCAAGACTCAACCATAAAGGTTCGAGATATAAAGCGCTCTAGAAGCCGTACAGAAGATGATCGCTTTATTATTTCTTTATCAATCCATTATCAATCCTTTACATAGGAGTTTATAACATGACAAATGTAGTTACATTTGCTGATGCGGTTATTTCAGTTTCAGCAGCAGAACCGGCAACATACGATCAAGCAGGCTTTGAAGCGTTGACCTTTACCCAGATTGGTGAAGTGATTAGCGTAGGTGGTCGAGGTCGAACCTATACCGATGTATCATATAAAACACTGGCAGAACGCGGCACATTACATCGTAAAGGCTCGTATGATGAGCCAGAAACCACTTTTGAAATTGGTGCGGATCGCACAGATGCTGGTCAAATTATTATGAAAGCTGGCAGTAAAAGCGATGACAATCATTCGTTTAAAATCGAATACAGCAACGGCGAAGTTGATTACTTTTACGGCTTGATTTTCAGCTATGTTACAAATGGTGGTGATGCCGACACCATGCGAATGATTTCAGCAAATATCCGTATTGATCGTACTGGTGTACTTGAAGTGGATGCGCCTTAATGGATTTAGAGCAATTAACCACCAAAGAAACGGCTGATTGTGTCATTTTAGATCCAGCAACAGGCAAGCCAACTGACATTGTTATCACGCTTCATGGCGTAGCCTCTGATAAATATCAAGCCATTAAGTCAAAAATCATCGAGATCAAACAGGATGACACAGACAAAGAGATTGAGTATTTAACACAGCTAACCAAAGGCTGGAAAAATGTTGAGCTAAACGGTAAGCAGTTAAGCTTTTCTAAAAAGAACGCTGAAAAAGTGTTTGCGTTAAAAATTATTCGTGGTCAGGTTATTAAATTTATCCACGATGTTAGAAATTTTCTGCCGCCACGTTAGACCGATTAAGGCTATACGCCAAACAACTAGCGTGGCTTCATTCACACGATCCACACTCAAATAAACCTCGAATAGAAACAGTACAGGCAGAGATGCCACAACTTGAGTCTGAGCGCTATTTAACCACAATGGCGCTCGATTCTGGTTTAGCTGATTCGTGGCTAGAGATAAATGAATGGGCAAAAGCGCAATCATTATCGCTTTCAGCCTTTGAGAGTGAGTGTATTTATACATTTAGCAAGACTTACGCAGTTTATTACAGCAAGTTCAACAAAACCGAAACACCAAGACCGTATTACGAGCAAGGCAAACAGCGTGATACACAATCAATTAGAGCAGCATTAAGAGGGTAGGCGTGGACATAGCACGATTAGGGCTAGAAGTTGACTCAACAGGTGTTGTTA